CGCCACGGGCGGTAGTGTTGACGATACCTCCGTTGCTGGTGATTTGGTTAATCTTGCTAAGGGTGCATCAACAACTGTTGTTGATTCCGGTGTTGCTGATTTCGAGATTAGTCGCCCATTTGTAGACAACAGGGAAGGCAATACGTAAATGGTAATCCCCTCATATGATCCATGTGTTGTACTGGATAACATGAGGATTAACCTGAAGCGTGATCTGTACGAGGTTCGCTCTTGTCGCGCTCATTCACACCGGATGAGCGTGGCAGGTGGCGGGCCATCTTTAGATGACACGAAAGACAAGTTAAGCGGGTATGTTTGCGCGGTTAATGGCTCAATGAGGTATTTGCGTGAGCAGGGTATAGATGTTCATGCTTGCGGGATTCTTGACCCTTCAGAGCATATTGCCGATTCGATAGACGCTATAGATGGCGTTCATTACTACGTGGCATCAATGGCGCATCCAAGTGTATTTGAGAAACTGAAGAATTGTCACGTTGTTATGTGGCATCCATCCGGCGCCATTGGCGCTGAAGAGTTTTTGAGAGTTGAAAGGCCCGATGACTGGTTTATGGTTGGCGGTGGTTCAACAATGGGCGTTAGGTGGCTGAATCTTGGGTATGTGTGTGGGTTCAGGGAATTTCATGTTCATGGGCTTGATAGCAGTTACAGGGATGGTAAGACCCATGCCTATGATGAGCACGACAGAAAAGACAGAATAACGGTTGGAGATAGAGAAACATCGCCAAATTTTTTGCAACAGGTTGATGATTTTGCTTCAACAATGGAACGTTTTTCTCAAAATGACATGGAGAAAATCCGTATAAAACTGTATGGGGAGGGTTTGTTGCAAGATGTTAACAATAGTTTGTGTCAATAATAATAACTATCTTGGTCGGGGAGATGAGTATGTTTCCAGACTAAGAGATGGAATATTAACGCATTGTAATATTCCGCATGACTTCGTTGTTATGGATAAGTGCGTAAATAATGGATGGTGGAGTAAACTTGAGTTATTCAAGGCGTTCCCAAAGGGTAACAGAGTGCTCTATTTCGACCTCGATACGGTGATAACCAGCAATATTGACGACATAGCGTCATATGACGGTGGCTTTGCCGCTTTGCGTGATTTCTACAGGCCAGACGAGATTGGGTCTGGTGTTATGGCGTGGGAGTCAGGGACGGTAGATAAAATCTATGACAGATGGGTTGAAGTAGGCAAGCCAGAGTTAATGGGCGGCGATCAGCAATGGATTTATATGAATATTCCTGGAGCTATCAGGTTGCAGGATATTTTCCACAGAAAATTTGCATCTTATAAAATAGGAAATATTGAGAATGCCTCAGTTGTCTGTTTTCACGGTAAACCGAGACCTCATGAAGTTAATTTCAATCCAGACAGGAGAGAATTATGTCAGTAGGCGAAATTATGGAACGGGACGAAGACCGTCCGGCTTTTGTACGATTTGAGTCTGTTGCTGTGCATGATGCTCAGGCTAGTTTAAAGGCAGGGCATTACGTATCAAAAGATGAAGATCATGTATTTGTGAAACCCCCTTATTCAAAGGATGAATATGAAAACACGGCAATAGCGTGGTTCTCAAATGTTGAGCGCAATGTAAAAAATGGCCGCACTCCGGTAAAACATCTTGAGTTTTGGAAAGCCTCATACGATAGATTTAAGGAAGGGAAAGAAACCCCTATAGACGGGACACCTGTAAGGGACTGGAACGCGCTTTCTCCAGCGCAATGCAAGAACCTGATCTCTGCAGGATGCCGTACTATTGAAGATATGGCTCAAGCCAATGACGAAGCATTAAGACGTATCGGTATGGGTGCTGTAGAACTTAAAAAGAAGGCAAAAGTATGGCTACAGGCCGCCAAAGATCACGGTCCGATTGTTGGTCAAGTAACTTCTCTTCAGAAAAAGAATGAACAATTAGAAGGTACTGTCGAATCGCTACAAGAGCAAATCACATTACTGTCACGCCAGTTGGATGCAAAGGAAAGGCCAAACGAAGTAGCTAATATGCCGGATATTCAGCCAACAGAAAGGATATCAGCAGATGATATTCTTGAAAAGACACCGGCAGAACAGTATGAGGAAAAGTTCGGAAAACCGCCTCACCACAGGATGCTTGAGGAGACGATACTTCAAAAACTGAAGGAATAAATCATGACAATGCTGGAGATTATTCAGAGTTTCTGCCGAAGAACAAATATTACGGTTCCAACGTCCGTTATTGGCACAAGTGACCAACAAATATTACAGTTATACAGCATTCTTGAGGAAGAAATAGATGAATTGTCCGGCAGAGGGTCTTGGCAGTATCTGACCTATGAGGCCACTCATACTACGGTTGCTACCGAGTCCCAAGGGTCGATTGATGACATTGCCACAAATAATTTCCGCTTTATCAAAAATGACACGATATGGGACAGGACAGAAAACCTTCCTGTTATTGTCATAGATGGACCTGACTGGCAGGCTGAGAAGGGTTTTTCAGCGACATCACCCAGATACAGGGCGAGGATACGCACAAACCAGTTAATCTCCACGCCGGTCCCCTCAGCGGGGAATACATGGGCTTTTGAGTATGTAACGTGGAATGCCATTCTGGATAATGACGGAACCACAACAAAACAGGTTTTCAGTGAGGATACGGACACCCTTTTGCTGCCTGATACCATTGTCAAGATGGGTTTGAGGTGGCGGTGGAAGAAAGAAAAAGGTTTTGAGTATGCCGAAGACTTCAGAACTTATGAAACGATGGTTGCCGATGCGCTAGGCAGAGAAGGCATGAAGACAGTACTTCATCAGGACAGGTCGGAGAGACGAACCACCCCGAAGGTAGTAGTAAACCAGGGTAACTGGCCGTTATGAGGACTGCTTTAAGACCTAAAGCGCCTCGTGCTCAGGTCGTTGAGGTATTTAGCGCCCCAGCGCCTATTGGCGGGTGGAATGCAAAGGACGCTGCTGCGTCCATGCCGATTACAGATGCTTTCAAGCTGATTAACTGGTTCCCAACGACAACAGAAGTTGTTTTGAGGGGTGGTCAGGTTGACTACGCAACTACAATCACTGGAACTGTTGAAACGCTGGCTGTCTATAAAGATATGGATGGCAGTGAACAGATGTTCGCTGTTACCGATACAGATATTTATGACGTAACGAATCCTGGTGTTGCATCAGCCGAGTCTGCGACTATTACAGATGGCAAGTGCCAGTATGTCAATTTCGGGGATGGTACGAATAATTGGGTAATTATGGTAAATGGGGTTAATGACCCGCTTTATTATGATGGCACTAACTGGACTTCTGTTGACGAATTAACATCTCCTGCATTAACAGGTTATACAGGGAATGCGGTTGAAAACTTTATTCATATTAATGAATACAAGGGCAGGTTGTTCTTTATAGAGAAGGACACCCTTTCATTCTGGTATCTGCCTGCGGGTGCAGCAGGTGGGGCGCTTATTGAGTTTGATCTGTCATCACTGGCAAGTCTTGGCGGATACCTGATGTGGGCAGGAACGTGGTCGTTTGATTCAGGTGATGGTCCTGATGATGCCATCGTCTTTATGACATCAAAGGGGCAGGCGATTGTCTATCGCGGCACAGACCCGTCAACAGCAGCAGCATGGACTTTAACAGGCGTTTATTATCTTGGCGAACCGCTTGGAAGACGCAGTTTTGTCAATTATGGTGGTGATTTAATCGCCATTACTCAAGAGGGTGCTTTCCCGCTATCGAAATCCCTTACCTCTGCAAACATTGATCCAAGTGTTGCAATTACTGACAAGATAAACGGTGCTTTTAACAAGGCTACACGAACTTACGGTGACAACTTTGGATGGGAAGCAACCTTATATCAGACGCAGACCGCGCTGGTTTTCAATATTCCTGTAAGTTCAACCATTTCAAAGCAGTACGTCATGAACACTATTACACAAGCATGGTGTGAATTTGATTCATGGAATGCAGCCTGCTTTGCCGTCTATAACAAGCAATTATATTATGGTGGTGTCGGGGTTGTTCAAAAGGGGTGGTCAGGGTTAAGTGACGCCGATACCGAGATAACCGCTATTGGTAAAACAGCTTTTAGTTATTTCGGAAATACCTCGCAACTGAAGAGATTTAACTTTTTCCGCCCTTTGCTGCAGATAAGTGGTTCTCTCATATTTAATACAGGGATGGATACTGATTTCTCTGATAAAACAATTACAGGGACATCTACTTATACTGCAAACTCTACTGACGTATGGGATACAGGAAAATGGGATTCAGCCAGGTGGGCAGGAAGCACTCAAGCCTCTGATGTTGTCAGGCAGTGGTCATCTCCGGCCAATAATGTAGGATACTGTGCATCAGGCGGCATAAAGGTCAATGTAAAGGGTCTTTCTATCCATTGGCAGGCGAGCGATTTTGTCTATGAGCATGGAGGTATTTTGTGAAAAATAATGTAGTGACTCTCGATATAGACAGTGGCGGGATGCCTGATCCAGAGATAAGGGAAGAGATACTTGGCATTGAAGACAAAATGAAAAAGCTTCTTGATGGACAAGAAGGCATTGGAGAGAACGATAACGTCCGTCATATATTTGCCCCCGGTGTTTATGCCAGAGAAATAACTATCAATCAAGGTGATTTTATTGTCGGCAAGCTCCATAAAACATCACATATAAACATTATTTCTGCCGGGGATATTTCAGTTAAAACTGAATTTGGCACACATAGGTACAAAGCCCCTTATACCTTTGTTTCCAAGGTGGGTACAAAGCGTGTGGTATTTGCCCATGAGAAGACAATATGGACAACGATTCATCCGACAGAAGAGACTGATTTAGAGAAGATTGAAGACCATGTTATCGCTAAAAATTATGATGAAATACCTGGATTAGACGGGCCATGCAAGCCCAAAGAAATTGGAGGTGACAAATGACTTGGGTATCAGCAGGAGTAGGGGCGGCTGGTGTTGTTGGTGGGCTGCTTACGTCCAAAGATCAACCGTCAACACCTCATTACGGGAAACTGGCGAGACAACAGGCAGGTCTTGACCAGACAATGGCCCGCACCACTGCCAGTGCGAACAGACCAGATTTAATAACGCCCGGATCAACCACCACATGGGAGCAGGGCGCTGGATTTGATCAGGCTGGATGGGATGCGGCTCAGGCAGATTATCAGGCCAAAATGGCTGATCCCAAAACCAAGAAAAAGAGATATCTTGTTGCGCCAACCAGAAGTGATTATGTTACAGGTGACCCGGACAGGTGGACTGGAACCCAGACCCTTACGCCAGAGGGTCAGAGAGCGTTTGAATCAAGCCAGCGTATGCAAACAGGTCTATCAGGGCTTGGAGAGCGAGCGGTTGGGGCTGCTCAGGGTATATTCGATACTCCTTATACAACCCCTGGAGAGACACCAGGATACACCGGCCCGGAAGGTGAATTAGGGACATTTGGTGAGAATCGACAGCGTGTAACTGATGCGATGCTTTCTCGTGTTGATACGGATATTGGCAGAGATCGAGAGTCTAAAAGTGCTGAATTGATTTCTCGCGGTATTCCTATAGGCAGTGAAGCCTATCAGCGCGAGATGGAGCAGCTTGACCG